GATTCGTCCAGTCGCTTTTTCCACATTTGCTCGAACCGGTCTCGCTCTACTTCAACGATCTCGCCGTCTTTTAACCGTCTGATCGTAACCTTATCGTCCGTAACATCTTTGATTAACACATCCGCATATTGTCCTGGACTATGAGTAGCATACACACGGTATGTTTCACCAATGTTCATTCCGACTCCACCTCTATCAATTTTTCTAAGTACCATCTTGCTTTTCGCAGATCATCCACTCCGTTCTTCCGCTTCCACCGCCATACATACTTAATCACATTGCCCGTGCACACGGCTTCGATGCCCTCGAGTCCCACCGTCGCCGCCTCAATCGCGTCGATACATTCGACTTTGCCGGCAGTGTAGTGTGATGGGTGATTGATAACATCGCTCATTTTCGCTTCAGCTCCTCTCTCTTTTTCTCGCAAACCGCCCGGTGCTTCTTAAAAGCTCGCGGGAAAAACCATCTCCCGCATATGTCACATCGTCTGCTCCTGATGGCGCTCATCCATATCAGTCTCCTTGACAAAAATTCCGTCGATCATCTGGCCTTTGCGGTCCTTGATCTCTTCGTATACTCGTTTAATGCATTCCTCCACGTCCATACCAAGCTGCAATGAGAGCACAGTTAACACTACGTATATGTCGCCGATCGCATCGATCACTTGAGACATGTCCCTTACCGCCAGACTCCTGCACAACTCGCCGTACTCCTCACCTAGTTTGAGCATCTGCTTGTTCGGGTCCGCCGTGTGCAGGTTGCGATCTACCGCCCATTTCTTGATCTTGTTCGTCACACTTTCCGTTTTGGGCTGTGTGTGCTGTAGGATGAGTTGTTCGAGCTGCTTGGCCAAGCTTGACGGCGATTCTTGATCGTCGGCAGACTGCGCTGCAGTCGATGTGCCGGGCTCATTACTCTGCGGAAGTGACGCAGGTTTTGACTGCTCAATTGACATTAGCTCGAGCTCTTTTTCTTCTGCGTCTTTTTCTCTGATCCCCCATTGACCAAGTTGAGTATAAAAAGCAGCAGTATTCTTAAAATGAGTCTTCATGATCTCTGTGCGACCTTTACCTTGATATCTCAGTTGGAGATATTCCTCTCTCGTCAAAGTGCTCATCGCTTCACCCTCCTTCGGCGTGTATCCGGTTTTTTGTCTGTACTCTTCCAGTTCTTCATCGCTTAGCTTGTATGTGATAACGGGTCCCGATCCACGAGACCGTTCTTCTCGCTCATGGATCGGTCTCGGTATCCGTCTGCGATCTCCTCGCATACAAGGTCACCTCACTTAAACGTTTGTCACGCTGTCACGTGTCACGCTTCGTTTTTAATTCGCTCTTATGCGCGTATGCGCGTATATGCGCGTATATAGAGAAATAGAAGATATAAGAGTGACAGCGTGACATAAACCCGAAAACGCTTGATGTATAAGGCTTCGAGCCTGTCACTCTATCAAAAATTGAGCGTGACATTGCGTGACAAGCGTGACAAAATGTCACTCTGTCACGCTTATATTCTGAGAATTATTCCACTTTCAAAGAGTGACAGCGTGACATTTTCACTCTACTTTGATAAAGTATCGACAACGTTTCCCCGTTTTCGGTTCACGTCGCTGCTCTGAAACCTCTAACTTGAACCGTTTCTTGATCTCATTCGTGAAGCTTTGTTGTTTCGGAATGTGATCCGCCCCCTCAGCCTCACACCAAACTTTGAACTCATAGTAGAGTTCGCCTGTATGCTTGGAGAGCAAATATTCCTCGTCGATCCCGTTTTCAACCGCCCACCGCAGCGTATGAGAACTCTCGATCTGGTAACTTTCCAGCGCTTTCTTCACCTTGTCTGGCTCGGTGAACCCTTGCCTGGACAAACGCTTGTAACCGCGAATGGCCATGTTCAGAAGATAGCTCATCGCTTCTGGTGTCGTCACATCGTCCTCGATGTTCGGGTTGAAGTCCGGATCCGTCTTAGAGAAGGTCGCGTCGAACGGCAGCAGCGTGAGCGTCCGGTAGAAACCGTGTGACTTATCGGCCACAGGGGGGATTTTGTTCGTGCTGAAGATGAGCTTCGCGTAGTTGACCAGGTCGAACGGGTTCTTGTTCTTCCGCTCGACCGTGACCGGCTCACCACGGGAGAGCTTCTTCAGCATGCTGCTGTCCCTGATCTGCGTCGCCGGAATGTCGTCCCCGATGTTCGCCAGCTTGTTCTCGAGTTCCGCCGGTCGGAAGGTCGTCTCCAGATCCTGCAGCGAGAGCGTTGAATAATTACCCAGGCCGATAAAATGACGGATCATGCGCAGCACCGTGCTCTTACCGTTGCTTCCCTCGCCAAAGAAGATGAAGATTTTCTGCCGTCGACAGTTCTTGACGAGCAAGTAACCCATGATTTCTTCAAACAGTTTGTAGAGCTGATAATCTCCACAAAACACCTTCCAGAGCATGTTGTCGAGCGTCTCGTGGTAGACGGCAGGGTTGTAGGTAGCATTGATCTGCTGAAAATCGTAAGCTTCCGGTGTATGCGGTAAGAGCTCCATCGTGCGAAGATCCAGTCGGCCGTTTTTGACATTGATGATGTATTCATCGAGATCCGGGCGATCGATATGCCGCTGGATTCGGATATAGTCCATCACTTCTTCACGCTCGCGTCTGGTGCTCGTCGGATGCGCCCGGATGATCTCCTGTAACACGTCGTTGTCCGCCAGACAATAGCGCCCGTTCTTGTACAGATAAAGGCGCTGATTGAGCGAGACAAGCGGGAGATGGTCGATCAAATGATCGCCCAGGATGTTGTGCAAGAACTTCCCCTTGCCCGTGAACCACGGCGCGTCGAGATCCATCCCTGGCACCGTTTGGTCGGTTTCCGGGTACGCTTCCTCCCGGGTAACGGTCCGCAGCTCATCCTCCGGCAGCGACTCGCGGAACACATACCGGTTGATCAGCCGCAGCGTCTCCGCAGCCTCCGCGTGCGTGTAGCCGCGGCTGGCGAGCAGAATCTGGTACTCGAACAGCGCCTGATTTCGTCCGTCGCCCTCACCCATCTCGTAGAATCGCCACTTGTCTTGTCTGAGCGGACGGAGCCACCGGGGCAGCTCGTCGAGCTCATCCCAATCGTAGTCCGTCAGCCACTCGCGCCACTTACCGGCGAACTTGACGCACACCTGAGATTGCTTACCCCAGCTCCGGTAGTCCGCCACCAGACCAATCCCGGTCGTCGTCTTGATACTGTTTTTGACCGGCTCCGCCGTCGCAAACCAGAAATGCCGACCGCGGCTGGTCTGCATGATCTGGCACTTGATGCCTTCCTCAAGTACCAACCGGGTTAACTTCTCCGCCTGTTCAGCATCGTCGATGTCCACGGCGACATAAGGCTCTGGGATAGGCAGGCCGACGTTTGACCACGCGGCAAGCTTTTCCGCCGGGTAAGTATCCCAGCCGAGCGGCGCCTTGTCCTCGCGGAGCTTCAGGAACCCATCGAATCGATCGAGGACAGCAGGTTTTTCAGTTCTTCCAGGCTCGTGAGCCATACCCCTATCCCTCCACTTCGTTCAATCTCTCGCAAATGCTTCTGTTGAAGAGGAGTCGGAGAATCCCCCGACCCCTTCTTCAATTCAACTCCCACGAACCGACCTCGATAACAAAGGTAAATATCCGGTCGGCCGCGGCGCTCGAATGCGTTACCGTGCGTCACGACATGGTAAATGTCGCGTAACTCAAGATATTCCACGCAAGCGTCCTGCAGCTGCTTTTCTCTCATTTTCCACCGGCGACCTTCCGGGCCTTCATTTCGGCCAGAATCTCGGCAGCTGTTTTCTTCCTCGGTGCTTCACCGGATGTCGACGTGGCAGCAGTGGATCCGGCGGATTTCTTCACTTCGAACGGCTCACCCGGGCCGATCCAGCGCTTCACGTTCGCGAACGTGCCGCCTTTAGAGCCCTCCGAGTGCTGGATCTCGACGCGGACAAACCGTCCGACCAACTCTGCGGTGTCGACCTCGTCAATCGTCTCGTCACCCAGCGCCGCGCGTGCCATGCGCGTAAAGACGAAGTCGGCCGTCTCGTTCGGAGTACCGTCACCGTTTACGAAATTGAAGTTCACGCGGGCTGTGCGACCGACAGCATCCTCGATCACGACAACTACCTTGTCGAATTTCTCATAATCTGTCTCGTCGATCTCCTTGATTCTGACGACTTGTTCACCTGCTGGGATCGGTTGAAATCCACCTTCTACGAGTTTGCGCTTCATACAACATCGCTCCTTTTGATTGTGATTTTGGTAGTAAACCCTTGCTTCTTGTATTTGTCATACAGACCGTCTTCTTTTAGCCGGTTCGTGTCGATGCCGCTTGCCGCAGCTTTGGAGACTTCAAACAGATACCGGCTGCCGGTAGCTTGAATCTTCTTGTCGCTGTCTTTCATCCGGGACTCCAGCTCCACTTTGAGTTGATCCTTGAGAGCCTTGAGTGTCCTCTCTGTCTCGGCGATCTGCTCGCTCGCCGCGTCAACCTGCTGCTGAAGAGGCTCGATCCGCTGGATGAGCTCCGACACGATGTCCCCTTCCTCGCCGGCGGCCGGTTGCGGGATGTGGGCAGTCGTGAGTGCCTGGACGATCTCCTTGTCCTTCTTGTCGTCCCAGACCGGGCTGACAAGGCCGTTGATGTGTCGCTCGTACCATTCCATCGCCCGATCGAGATGCTCGTGGAAATGCGGGTACTCCGCAGACACACTGTACTTTTTGACGATCGTGTTCTCCGGCGTCGGCTCGAAGCGCTCCGGTGCCTCATAGTCCTTGTCGGTGAGGATCGTCAGCACCATCCGAAACTCATCCAAGCCGGAGAGATATGCGTACAGTGCACCTTGCAATTTGTAATACTCCGGCGGCGAGAGTTGTCCGCCCTTGTACCAGTCCTCGACGCGCTTCGTCGTCTTGAGTTCCCAGATCGCCGTCGGCGTCCGGGCGTCCCACAGGCCGCCGAAAATCGCGACGTCGGGGAAGTGATCCCACTCGAAGCGCTTCTGGCCGCCGAAGTATTGTGCCGGTGTCTGGAGCTTACCGAAAGCGTAACGCTTATTGAGGTAGGCGATGACTTTCGGCTCGATGATCTTCCCGGCTGCCGTGTAGATCGTTTCCTCGAACGGCTTCTTGTAGACGCCGGTCATGTCGCACCAGACTTCGAACTCCGTGGTCCACGGGCTGAGCCCCAGAATCGGGGCCAGCCGCGTGCCGGTGATCTTCTTGATCCGCTTCGGCTTCTCCGGCAGCGTGATCGTTTTGGTTTGCAGGTCGATTTTCATGCTGGCACCAACTCCGTGATCGCGTCGAGCAGTTGCTCAGCGTCCTTCTTGCTTAGGTCGGATTGAAGAGCCTCAGCAAATCCAGTAATGACTTCTTCATCCAGTCCAGCCTCTTGGAGCGCCTCGATGCCCAGGGCGATCGCTTCGAGTTGCTCCTCCGTGGCCGGGTCGTCCTGATTGGTGATGGCGTCGCGGATCTCTTCACGGCGCTCCGGTGGCGTATACTTCGGCTTGATCTCTCGCATCTCTTCCTCGTCACCCTCCGGATCGTTGCCCTCGGCAACAAGGAAGTTGTTAGCCAGAAAATACTTGATCGCGCCGGTGTATGCTTTGTACATCCCTTTGTCGCCCATGTCAGCGCCAGTGCCGTATGCCGGGTAAACTTCACGCTCATCCGTTTCGCGGTCGATGATCTCGAACTGGAATTTAGCGATGACCATGTTCATTTTGTCGCTGATCGACGGAATGAAGTGGTATTCGAGCATCGAGCTCTTGAAATCTAGTCCGGCGGCTGCAAGCGCAGTTTTGAAGTTGTTCTTGTATTGACGCTCGGTGATGTACTCATAAGATTGGTGGCGATTCTTGCCATCCTTCTCCCAGGAATAGCTGTTCATAACCTCCCGGAGCTTCATTAGCTTCGCAGCAAGTCCCTTTGGCGCCGATTGTTGCGTATCCTTCGTTTTGGTGGTTGCCATCTTCGTCTTCCTCTCCTTCTTGGGTTTCTCGGGCTTCATGCCCAGGTAATCGTTGATGCGCTTCTGCGCGAGATCGATATAGAACTGCTTGTCCACCATCGCCATCGCGTACCCTGCTCTATTTGCGATGAAGCAGTGTTCTGGCAAGTTGGCGATCTTATCCCGCCGCTCCTTCTCGCCCTCGGCTTTCGGGAGTTTCACCTTATACAAAGTACCGGAATCCTTATTGATTGAGGCAAATACCCGGTTGACGTTTTGGACCTCGACCTCATTACCATTTGAGATCCAAATTACCTTGTCATAAGTGCTACCCGCCTTGCACACGATCTGGAACTGCTCCATGTCATTGCAGGCGTTGATCGTCTCCTCAGGCGGTGTACCGTCCAATAGATTCGCCACGATCGCCTTGGCTACAATGACCAAGCTGCGGTTCATCCAGTCGCCACCTTCATAGTTAGCGACGTATCCGCCTTTCACCTTAACCTTGCCGTCTGTCGTGCGCATGACGTAGTTATTGACATCCTTCTGCACGATCTTCTCGACGTCTGTCGCCTCCATCCCGAAGCCAGTCCGCTTGCTCCAATCGTCAATAACTGCGTCGATCTGGGACTCATATTTGGTGTCGTAGGAGATGATCAGACCGTCTGTGTTCGACTGGATGAGTTTAAATGTTGGGACGTCTTCGAGTTTCTCGATCAGGTCGATCAGGTAAAGCTGGCCGGACACGCACACCGCCAGCGCCTGCCGCGGATCATACAGCTTGTTGTACTGATTGTTCATCGCGCCGTAGGTGGTGTTTAGGACCAGTTTTAGCGCGTCCGCAGTCGCCTTGTCGCCGGCCTTCTTGGCCGCCAAACGGCGTTCGTATACCCGGCGGAATTCGTCCGGGTCCGGAACATTCCGAGACATGTAGCCGTTGACGATCATCAGGGATGGATAATAGCTGGTCACGTCCCGGCTGGAGATCCGGCGCGTCTCAGTCCGCTCTTCCCGATAACATTCCCGGGCTCCGTGCAACCCGCCCCAAGCGATAGTGTGCGGTACCCCGGCAATCTCGATGTTGAGCTTCCGCTTGCGCTCCGGGTCCACATCGGCAAAGAACTCGATGACTCCTGGATATTTCGCAATGATCAAGTTGTCGGGGAACTCATAGATGTTCTGATCCTGCCATTTGCTCAGCGGCATCTCCGCTCCCAGAAACTCAGCTGTAAGCTTGGCATTGGTCAAGCGCATGCTCTCAGCTGCGGTAAGTCCGCACATCTCGCCGACGGAGGCCTTGGATTGCAGGTAGTCCTTGCGCTCGTGATAAAGCCGGATCGCAGCGTCCACGTCGTGGCAGCAGTAGCGGACAACCTCTTCAAGTTCTTGTTCGGTCAGAGGCCGATCGAGATCGAATGAAACACTGCTCTCCTCGATATCCATCCCGAGATTCCCTTCGATCTCTTTTAATCGGAGCGGTACCGGGATATCGTCCATGAGATCGAATTGAACAGCCGGAGTCGACTTACGATTAAGAAACTCGAAATTCCACCCCTCATTGCCGGCGAAGATGAAATCGTTTAGCTCCTTGACCGTCTCCGGGCTCGCCCCGTGGTAGATCGCCTTGAGAATCCACTGGTCGTAATGCTTGACGTTATAACCGCCGAGCACCGGCTGCTCCCGGTCGATCCAGGACGCGACGCCGTAATTGTCGTTGTGCCAGATGTACCGCTCGTCGGAATCAGGGCGCTTAGCAACGATGATCCAGTCATGGGCGAAAACTTCACAGTCGTAAATCCATATTTTCAACCTCTCACCTCCCCAACAAAGTCGTACAACTCAGTTTCGTTGAAATCCCGGTGACGCATAAGAGCATCCCAGATTTTGACCTCAACCGTTCCTGCCGTCTCAAACAGGATGTAACTGCATTTCTGGGTCTGCCCGGCGCGGTGGATCCGGTCACAAGCCTGTTCAAACGTCTGGCTGCTGAGCGTGGGCTCGTAGAAAATCATGGTGTCTGCTGCGAAGAGATCGATGCCGGCCGCAGCTGTCTGATATTGACACACTATGACCTGCACGTCCTGCTCCGTCTGAAATCTCTTCCAGATCTGCTTGTCTTTCTGTCGACCGTCGAGTGTGACGTAATTGATCTTCCGTTTTTGTAGGACCTTCTCGATATCTGCGATTGACTGCTCAAATTGAGCAAAGATGACCAACTTTTTGTCCCAGTTCTCCAGAAACTCATTCAGCGCCGCTGGCTTCTCGCATTTCAGCCGGTGAACTTCACCGGAATCGTCTTTGATGTGCCCGCTGCACATTTGGCGGAGCTTGACCATGCGCGCTAGCGGATTTTTCGCTTCGATGTCCAGTTCCGCGATGTAGTTCTGGAGCATTTCTTTGTAGAGCTTCTTCTCCTGTAGCTCCAGAGTCAGGCGCTCCGGCGGCAGTTTGTCCGGCAAATCCATGCAGTCCGCCTTCCGGATCCAGATCGAGTGCTCGGCGATGATCGCCTTGAGCTCATCTACGTTTTTGTAAGCAACAGGCTTGTAGTACTTACCTAGGATGCAGTAACGTTTTTCGAAGTGCGAATAAGGGCCGAAGATTTCTGGGTCGAGGAAGTTGAATTGCGTCCAAATCTCTTCCCAACGACTATTCCCGATAGGCGTGCCGGTCAGGATATAGCGAAACTTAGATTGCCGTGAGATCTGCTTGATCCCATTTGTCACGTGTCGACGCCTATCGCCTACCTTCTTCACCTGACCAAAATAACGGTTCGAGGTCCGATTTTTGATGAAATGGGATTCGTCCAGGATCATCATGTCCCAGTCTCGATCCAGCTCCGGTCGGCGCCAGATCAAGTCATAGGTGGTTACGGTCAGGAAGCGATCAAACAGGCGTCTTTCAATCGGGGAGAAGAACCGATCTATGTCTCGGCTCCAACTCCCCCTCACTGAATTTGGACATACGACCAATGCGTGTCGAATCTCCCCGCCCTTGTATAAGCGCAGCGCAAGTACCAGCATTGTCAAAGTCTTGGATGTCCCTTGCTCGGCGAAGATCGCATAGAATGGTAGCCCGCGCCGGATCCGCTCTTCGGCATTTGCAATGATCGTACTTTGATGAGCAAATAATGTTACACCTGAGCGCATCTCTGCTCCAGCTGCTCCTGCAGGATATTGAGCTCATTGCGCAGTCGGTCAATCTCGTTTTCCCTTTGCTCCAACTCTCGCGCCAATCGAGTAACTTTTCGAACCCAGAAATCTCGTTCTTCTCGTAGACGTTTAACTTCGGCCTCCGCTGCCAGCGCCCGCCGGATCGCATATGACCAACCTTCGCGGGCTTCGGCGATGAATTGACAATCTTCATCTGCAAGAGCCCCTGCGATCCCTTTACGCTTATCGTTGCTCGCCACAATTTCATTGCCGTTGAATATCCACGGCCCCGGCGTTGCCGCCTCGCAGATCGTAAGGTCTGCTTCTAGATCACGAACTTTGCTCATATATGCTCACCTACCAATCGTTCAATGTCATTCAGCATGTCGCGTATCACAGCTCGATCTATTCGATGCTCATCTAACTCGCTTCGGATCAGATCTACCGTCTCATCGATCTCTCGCATCGTTGCTATCGCGCCGTCCAGTGCCCGTTCGTAAGCTGCAAAATCTGTCTCGGCTAGATGTGCAGCCTTGTCGGTCATATCCGCAAGCGTCTGCACCATTCGAGCTACATCGTCGCCGAGCTGCTCACGAATCAGCTGGACGAGATCTTCAGCGTCTCGGATAATCTCATGACGGTCATTAATCCAAACCGTGCCGTTAATCATGACTGTAACCTCTCTACGATCAACCTCACACACTCAACGCAGATCCGCGCTGCAGAGCCGAGCTCCGCGTAGCTATCGGCGACTGTGCCACACAGAGAGCAGCCGCCTACAGGCTGATACTTGCGCAGGATGATCTCCTCGTCGGACGTGTAGATCTCGACCGGATCGCCCTCAGCGATACCGTACGTGCGACGTAGCTCTTTCGGGATGACGATGCGACCTAGATCATCGATACGGCGTACAATGCCGGTTGCTTTTTTCATAGAGCATTTCTCCTTTTCAGCGCCCAGGGCATGATTTCATCCAGTTGTGCTTCCGTTAATTCTAGTTCTTTTCCTAATGCTTCGATGTCTGACTTGATCCTCTCGCAAACCAAGCAATCGGGATCAGTGCAAACTTCCAAACGCCCCAAAAGTTCATGGAGAAGCTGGATCTTATTCATGCCTCAGCACCGTCCTTACTCGTTCCTCAACGTCCCAATCAACGGATAAATTCACATGGATTAGTACAACTATCATGCTTTACCTCCTCCGCTCCAGCATGGTATACTGGAGCTAATAAATGATCTTCTTACTGAGCCACCGTTGCCGCGGTGGTTTTTTTCC